ATATAAATATATTTGCTAAGTTCATTTTTTTATTATGTATAATGCAAATATAAGAACAAAATGATAAAAATATATGTTCAAACTCATTATTATAAGCTTGTTCTAGAGGGTCGCTATCCTTTATAGTCTGTACTATTGTATTCATTTCCCAATCTTAATTTTTAAAGGTTTAAATATTTTTGAGAAAGCTAAAAAGTTATCAGTTAGCGATCCACCAGCTGCGTCTTGATGACCTCCACCATCCATTAACTTCTCTGCAAGTACACCTAAATCAACATTACACTTAGATGACTTTCGAATACTAACATGTTTAGTTTGCAAGTTGACAACAAACCCAATATCGGCTTTATAATTTTTAATAATATGGTCCGCAACTTCATTTATGCATTCTGAAGCAAAAACTGATACTAACTTACATTTTGTTTTTTGTATAGATACATCAACTGCAACATGTATATGTAAATCATTAATTATCGTTTTGAATTTATTTTTGTAATATTGTATTATTTTGTTTTCTTGATCTGTAAAGGGTCTAAAGCCTGTACCAAAATTACTAATAAATTTATCTAGTCTATCACCTTGATAATTCCAAAATAAAACATTTAAACAATATGACGGTTCGTGCTTAAGTTCATAGCAATCGTAATCATCTATATACAGAATAATTAGCTTTTGACTATCAGTTAATTCAGTTGTTTTAAAAGATTTACGCAAAATATTGTATACAAGTTTTGTGCAACTCGAATATGTTTTTACGAGACATTTAGCTTTAGTATATACATGTTTATTTTTTACATGCGTTTTATGATGATCAATAATAGTTACGTTTTCGTGATCTACAACATCAGCATAATCTGAGACATCCATATCGAGGACATAAACTTGTTCATATTTTGACCCGTTCTTTTCATACCAAGCAGAGAATGTCTCTTTAAAATCTGCATGTCTAGTTACTTTATATGGAATATCCTTTTTAAGGAACCATTTAAAAATTAAATAACTGCCTGTACCATCTAGATCGCAGTCTGTAAAAATAAAAACATCTCTCATATTTACGAGATATTTATATTTAAAATTCATTTTATCAAATTAATCATCTTCCGATAAAAACGATAAAGCTGATGATGTTGTATTTAAGTCGTCGTCTACATCAAATGCTTCATCCTGTGTTAACGTCAAAGTGCTATAATCAATTCTCATTGTACAACTTCCGAAGTTAGCACCAAATCTATTTTTCATCATACCAAGTTTTATAATACCTAACTCAGCATCTTCTTCTTCTTGCCATATACTTAAAATACAATCTGCAGTCGCAGCTAAACCGATACTCTCACCTATAGTATCTAACCCTGGATTGATTTCATTAAAACCAGATCGGTTTAATTGTGTAGCGGTTATAACAGGGCAATTAAATGTATAACTTAGAGCTCTAAGCTGTTCTGTAGCATGCTTAACTCTCTCATATGAATTATTACCATCATTACTCCTAATTAAGTTTACATAATCGACAACTATTGCATCTATGTCAATACCCGTATCTACAATCTTCTTTATAAATGACTTTATATGGTTACAAGTAATGGTATTTGGTGGAAACTCTTTAATTAAAATTCTAGAATCGCTATGAGCAGGTGAATTTTTATAATATCCTATCTTAGCTTTAAGGTCATCAGTTCTCTTATATAAATTACCAATTGGTATTTGAGTTAGTTTTGTGCTAATTCTCTTTGCATATACAAGCTCGGACATTTCAAGAGATATTAACAAAACTGTTTTATTTTGATCAGCTATATTACAAGCAATATTACCGAGAAATATAGACTTACCAACATTCGTCTCACCTGCGAATACATATAGCGCACGACCGGCTTCTAGAAATCCACCATCTAACTTTTCATCTAACCAATCCCATTTACTTGGTATAGCTTTATCTTGATGAGTGAGATCTTCAATATGCTTATCAATGTTATTAAAGTAATCTAAACCTTTATCTATATTTAAAGTT